CCCCGCCTTCACCAACGACGGCGACAGGGCCATTCAAATCTTCGGTCGCTGGGGCAAGGACAGTAAGGGGATCTGGGTGCTGCAATACGACGAGGTGATCCCCTTGCACGATAACGCTAGCGTGAAGGTGCCTCGTGACTACCAGATTGCCCGGCTGTTCCGAGACAACTGCATTAAGCGTGCAGTTTCGCCGGAGAATTGCGGCCTGGATTCCACGGGGGCCGGGGCTGTCCTGCTCTCCATTATCCACGAGGAGTGGAACGACCGGGTGGCCGGGATTAACTTCTCAGGCAAGGCCAGCCAGCTTCAGGTCAGTGCCACCGACCCCACGCTCTCCTGCGACAAGTATGACCGCAGGGTGTCGGAGTTGTGGTGGGTGGGCCGGGAGTTCATGAAGTATGGGCAGATCAAAGGCGTGACCGACGACATGGCCAGGGAGATGAAGGCCCGCAAGTACGACACGGTGAAGGGGGCGGAAGGCTTGCGCGTCCGGGTGGAAACCAAGAAGGACATGAAGAAGCGCATCAGCTTTTCTCCCGACATCGCCGATTGCGCCTTCGTCATGCTCGACTTGTGCCGGACCCGCTTCGGGGCATTGGCTGGGGGCATCTCCACCGGCCAGTCCAGGGGTGTGTCCAACTGGAAACAGCTTGCGGATAAGGCCCATTCCATCTACGAATCTGACATGCAGTACTCGGATGGTCCGTATGCTTAAGCTGATTGATCGCGGTACGGTGCCTCCAGGCGGGTTCAAATATCTAAACCGGGAAACCCAGACCTGGGTCAGTGCTGCGTCCTACCACGAGTTGGTCAGTGCCGTCACCCGCCACAGAACCGCCAACAACCTTCCCATCTCCAGTGAGATGGACCAGATCGTGGAAGACCAGCTCTGCACGGGCATGCCGCCAGGAACGTGCAATCACCAGACCGAACCGGCCTTCACCTATCATCAACTCAACCTGACCGATGTCCTGGCCGCGACCGTCGTCCTGGGAAAATTCCTTGTAGGAGGTAGGCAAAAAGTTACTCGGGAGGAAGCCAACACTCGTGCTAATATCTGTGCATCCTGTCCCGCTAACCAGCCTACTTCCTCTTGCACTACCTGCTCCATGAACACCATCCGCCAGGTGGTCAACTCCGTCGTGGGTGGGGAGGAAGTCAACGCCGACTCCATGCTGGGCGTCTGCGCGGCGTGCGGCTGTTCACTCAAGGCCAAGGTTTGGATTCCACTGGACCTGCTTCAACAACACATGACCCCGGAAACACTGGCTGGCCTGCCCCAGTGGTGCTGGTGTAGAAAGAACTAATGCTAGACCTTCCCGCAGAAATCGACGCCATGCAGTTGGCTAAACCGTCGCTGACTGGCGTGGTGCCCGAGGAACGGCTCTCCGACCCCAACAAGGCCGGGCAAATGGTGTGGCTGCTCATCTATGCCAACCAGGAACGCTCACGGGTGGATGCCAGGACCAAGGGCATGTTGGACGGCAACGCCCCCTACAGCCATGACGAGCTTCGCCGCCAGGGCCAGACCTACCGCACCAACGTCAACTTCCGAGAGGGCGAGGCTATCCTCAACTCCGCCTGCCAGCCCTTCTACGATCTATTCGCCGAGGCCGACACCTACTGCAAGATTGAGGTGGATGAGCCAGACCAGGACAAGAAGGCCAGGTATTCCCGTGTCGTCACCCAGCACTTCGACGACCTGCTCAAGTCGTGGGCGGGCTTTGACTGGAACACCCAGCAGATGATTAACGACATGGTGGGCTTCGGGAAGGGCTTCGTCATGTGGCCCAACCGAACCAACTGGCAGTACCGGGCCATCCCGCACACCCGCATCCTGGTGCCCGACCAGACGCCTTCGGACCCAGACCAACTGGAGCTGTTAGTGGTGCGTGAGTCGATGACGGTGCATGAACTCTACGGGCATATTCGTAATACGGAAACTGCCCGGGCGGTGGGCTGGGACATCAAAGCCACCCTGGACGCCATCAACCGCGCCCTGCCCGAGTACGACACCGACAACGCCCGCGTGGACTACGAGCTGTTGCAAAAGGAGCTGCGCAACCACGACCTTTACCAGACGGTGAAGTCCTCCATCATCAAGTGCGCCCATATGTTCGTGAAGGAGTTCGATGGCAGGGTGAGCCACTTGATCGTGGAGGAGCGTTACCCGGCCAAGGACGGCAAGTGGGTGGACGAGACAACGGGCCAGGATGGGGTTCGGTTCATCTACAAGAAGATCGGACGCTTCGATAGTTTCCGCCAGGTGGTGGGCACTGTCTTCTACGACATTGGCGATGGCACCTGGCATTCCATCAAGGGCCTGGCCATCAAGTTGAACCCGTTCATCGAAATCAAGAACCGGCTCAACTGCGCCATCGTGGACAATGCCTTCATCAACATGAGTGTGCTCACCCGGCCCACCACCGCCCGGGCCGAGGAAGCCATGGCCATCATGCAACTGGGTCCGCTCTCCGTGCTGCCGCCCAACCTGGAGATTACCCAGTGGGGTATCGCGGGCCGCATGGAGGAAGGACTGGCCATCGAGCAGTCGCTCTCCAACAAACTGGAGAGCAACACTGGCCAGTATCGCCGCCCGATGAGCCGTGAGCAGGGTAACCCGCCCACCGCCCGGCAGGTGAGCTTCGACGCCAGCAAGGAAGCCATGCTGGGCAAGGGTGCCGTGAACCGTTTCAACACCCAGATGGATTGCATCTTCGAGGAGGTGTACCGCAGGGCTGCTGACCCAAACCAGTTCGATGACAACGGGGGTCCCGCTTCCATGGCTCTGGAGTTCCAGCGCAAGTGCCAGGAAGCTGGGGTGCCCGCTAAATGCCTCTTGAAGCCGCTCTGGGTCCGGGCTACGCGCAACATGGGCAATGGTTCCCTATTCATGCGCCAGCAAACCATCCAGGAGACTTCCACGCTCGTCCCGATGATGAACGAAGCGGGCAAGCAGAACTGGCTGGATAGCGCCATCTCCGTCATGGCGGGCAGTGAGAACGTGGGTCGCTGGAACCCCAAGAGCAGCCTGACGCCAAACCTGGAGAACGACCAAGCTACCGCCACCCTGGAAAACGCCGCAATCTCCATCGGCAGCCCAGTCATGATCACCAAGACCCAGAACTCGGTGGTCCATGCCGCCGTCCACCTGAAGGCTGCTTCGGATGCGGTGAATTCACTCAAGCAGGGTGGCGACCCAGCTCATGTCCTGACGTTCCTTCACGGGGCTGGTGCTCACACCGCCCAACACTTGGCCGAGATTAAGAAGGACCCGATGCACAAGCAGATTGCCACCATGGTCGAAGGCCAGCTCAAGCAACTGGGTGGCATTGCCGACAAACTCCAGGGCCAGATTCAGCAGCATATCCAACAGCAGCAGCAGGCCAAACAACAACAGGACCAGGTGATGAACTCGATGCAGTTGAAGCAGGCCGAGACGGAATCGAAGATCCAGCTCTCCCGCGAGAAGACCAACGAGGCCATGCGGCAGAAGCAGGAGAAACACGATCAATCCATGGCCCTGACGGCTGGCAAAACCCAGCAGGGCATGGTCCTGGCCGACGCTAAAACGGCGGCTGACTTGCGCCGTAAACGATACTCAGCCTTCAGTGAATAATGGACTGCCCCGTACCATCTGACGACGACCGCATGGAGTGGGCGTCCGACATCAAGACCGACGAGTGGTTCAAGAGCGATAAATACGACACATTCGATGACGACGAAGACTGACCTGAGCAAGAAGACTGTTTGCGTGGTGGATAATGGCCTGTTCGTGCTCTGGGCCGAGAAGCTCACCGAGACGTTCGGCAAGGTGCTCTACTTTACCCCCTGGGTGGATGCGTTCCCCAAGAGTAACTACCTCATCCTGGGTGATGGCATTCCGGGAATCACCCGCATCAAGAACATGTGGGAGTACGTGGACTCGGTGGACTTGTGGGTGTTCCCCGATGTGTACTTCGCCGACGTGCAGGAGCAACTGGTGGATATGGGTAAGCGGGTGTGGGGTTCCAGGTATGGCGATGACCTGGAGTTGAACCGGGCCAAGACTAAGAGGCTGCTCAAGAAGCTGGGACTGCCCGTAGGGGGCTATGAGGAAATCACCGGCACTGAAGACCTGAAGAAATACCTAAAGGAGCACAATGACGTATGGGTAAAGATTAGCTCCATGCGTGGCGACTTCGAGACGTTCAAGAGCGAGACGTTCGACCTGTCCGAGCCGAAGGTGGCAGAGCTGGAGCACAAGCTGGGAGCCAAGTCCAAGATCGTCCAGTTCGTGGTGGAGGACGACCTGCCCGACCGGGTGGAGATTGGTTACGATGGTTTCACCATTGACGGCAACTTCCCGCCCGTCGCCATGCTTTGCATCGAAGTCAAAGACCTGGGAGCGTTGGGGAGGGTGCGCAAATACGAGGACATGCCCACGCCTGCGTTGCAGGTGAACGATGCGCTCGCGCCCATCTTCAAGAACTACCAGTACCGTGGGTTCTTCAGCTCGGAGATTCGCTATGGCAAGGACAAGAAGCCCTTCCTGATTGACCCCTGTTGCCGCGCTGCTTCCCCGCCCTCTGAGCTGTACTGTGAGATGTTCGAGAACTGGGCCGAGATTATGTGGGAGGGGGCGGACGGTGAGGTGGTGGAGCCCGTGCCGGTGGCCGAGTATGGCTGCGAAATCATGATTCACTCCCCCTGGGCGGACCACGGCTGGCAGGCCATTAAGTTTCCCGAGAAGATTCGGCCCTTCGTGAAGCTACGCAACCACACCCGCATCGATGGGGTGGACTACTGCGTGCCGCAGGAGGTGGGGCTGCCCGAGATTGGCGCGGTCATCGGGATGGGGGATTCACTGGACGACGCCATCGAGATGGCCAAGGAGAATGCCGGGCAGGTGCAGGGCTACTACGTGGACTGCCAGATGGAGTCCATCGATAAGGGCTTGGAGGAGATTGAGCACATGAAAGAGATGGGACTTGAGTTTTAGTTTGACGGAAATGCGCCCGCTCGCATAAGAGCAGGTGTGACCTTAAAGAAGCTCAAGTGCGGCAAGTGTCGTTGGACATGGTGGCCGCGCAAACCCGGTAAACCCCGCCTGTGCCCGAAGTGCAAAACCCGAAACTGGAGGCGCGTGTGAACTTACAGGAATGGCGTAAAAACGGGGACATGCTCGCCCTGGCCGCAGTAGTGCTGGAGCAGCCCGCCATGCAGCACATGCTGGCCGTCCTGGAGCAGGATGACCCATCAAACAACCCGAAGCTAATCCGTGATGGTGCTGGGGCCATGTACGAGATTGGCCTGATTTACGGCTGGAAGGGCGCGTTGACTGCGCTTAAGTCCATGCGTGAGCCCCTGCCTAAGAAGCCTGAGGACATCGTGGCTGACTGGGGAGTGAAGGAAGAAGAAAAGGAAGGGAAGTAATATGCCAGAAGAAGCAGTAGAATCAACACCGTTGGCCAAAGAGATAGCCGCCAAAACTCTTGCCGCCACCAAGGAGCAAGGGCTCGTGCTGGACAAGGCACTGGACGACGAGTTCGAAGCCGCCGTGGCCAAGGATTTAGGCAAGGCCCCACCTGCCCCGCCTTCCGGTCAGCCAGCCCCGCCTAAGCCACCAGAGGGTGAGGACTTGGAGGACGACCTTCCGCCTGAGCTGTTCAAGCCCAAAGAGGAGCCGCCCAAGCCCAAGACGGAAGCGGAGAAACTGGCCGAGCACGAGGCCATGGTCAAAGAGCAGACCAAGGGGATGAGCGCGAAGGCGTCCGACCGATTCCGCGAGATTGCCAAACGGGCGTTCGATGCCGAACAGAAAGCCATCCGGGCTGAAACTCTGGAGAAGGAGTTGGCCACACTCAAGAGCGCCCCACCTCCCGTAGCTGTGGAGGAGATGGAGAAGCTACGTAAACAGAACAAGGAGCTGGACGAGATTGTGATGAAGCAGCGGTTGGCGGACCACCCTGCGTTCAGGTCTTTCTACGACGCCAAGATTACTGAGAACATCAACGTCATTAAGGGCGTCCTGCCATCGGACAAGTTCGCCGAACTGGAGCCCGTGTTGCGTGCGCCGGATTCCAAACATCGCCGGGAAGCCATCAATGAAATCTCAGCCGACCTGGGAGACGCCGAGAAGGCTGATTTCCTGGCTGCGTTGGGTTCACTTAACGCCACCGTGCGTGAAAGAGAAGGCAAGATAGCCAATGCTTCCGCTGAGTGGGACAAGGTTAGGATGGTCCAGGAGGAGAACCAGCAGAAACAGGCTGCCGTCACCAATGAAGCCATGACCAATGCCTGGAACCAGACCCACAAGAAGCTCAGTGCTGATCCCAATGAAGGCGGGCTGGAAATGTTCCGCGAGATTCCGAACAACGAGCAGTGGAACGCCGGGGTGCGCGAGCGGGTGGAACGGGCCAAGGCCATCTTCGGCAAGGGGCCGACCCCGGAAGCCATGGCGGAACTGGCGATGATGGCGGTGGCACTGCCCAATTACCGGGACCTGTTCATCATGCAGCGAACCATGTCGGCCAAACTCAAGGCTCGCCTGGCTGAGTTGCAGGGCTCTGAACCAGTGGTGCGTTCCGGTGAAGGCTCCAAGGCCAGCGACTACGACAGCAACGAGAGCTTCGTGGATGCCGTGGTGAAGGGTGCGATGAAGGAAGGCTTCCTGAAACAGTAAATGGACCACGACGCCATCACCAAGGTCATCACTAATAATGGCGCTGTTCCGTATGGGGTGGGTGTCACGCCTAACCCCTACTCAGAACGCCAGCCAGAATGGGTCAGGCGGCACGAGCAGGCGGCTGTCATTAAGCTGATCACTGATAAGATTAAATCGCTGTTCGAGCCACGGTTCATCACCCCGCCTGAAACCAGTGAAACCATAGAGGCTATATCCACCCTGACCGACTCCAGGAGAATCTTGGAGCTTGGCACCTGCACCGGCTTCAGCGCCTTGCACATCTTGCGCTCCATCGTGGGTAAGCCGGGTGCCAGGCTCACCTGCATGGAATGCCGTCCCGCTCATGATCGGGCGTTCTTCGCCCAGCCAGAGATTGCTCCCTACTTCGAGTTCATCGAGATGCAGACTCCTGGCGGATTAACCACCCTGACCAACCGTGTGTTCGACATGGTGTTCGTGGACTCCGATCATTCCCCCGAGCATTGCGAGAAGGAGCTGACTGCGCTGTGGCCCATTACGCGGGTGGGCACAGTGATACTGTTCCATGACTGCCCTGAATACCAAACCCCTCAGAACAAGGACCGCTGCCAGATTTGGACATGGCTGCAACAAAAGGTGAACCAGGGGGTGTTACGTGGAACCTGCTTCCCGAGTTGTAAGCAAATGGATTGCGCCATCATGTGGGGAGAGGATTACCCCACGAACTGTAGTCCCGGACTTGGAATCTTCATCCGCTGCTAACCTATGCTGATCGTTCTACACTTCTGCCGCAAGGATGCCGCCGACATGGAGCGGCTGGTTCGTTGGATGCTGGAGCTAGATAAGGGCGCTCCCTATCCGTGCCTGCTCTCCTTCGATGAGGATACCACCCCGGAGCAGGTTCACGGGATATTCACCCTGGCTCAGCAGTTCTTTGCCAGTGTGGAGAAGTTCTCCTACAGCACCCCACCCGTCCCAGGCTGGCCAGCAGCTCCCAACTGGGCCTGGCAATCCACCGCCCGCCATATCTACGAGCGGCCCGTCAAGTCGCCCTGGTTCTGGATTGAGGCCGATGCGATTCCCATCCAGCCAGGCTGGTTGACAACCATTGTGAGCGAGTTCGAAGCCAGCCATAAGGACTTCGGTGGCCACGTTGTTGAAACCATGGGCCACATGAACGGCGTGGGCATCTACCCGTGGGACGTGATGGCCAGGAGCGAGAAGGCCATGTTGACCCGTGCTGCGGCCTGGGACTACGTGCTCAAGGATGCGGAGTTCGGCGTCACGGTGGAGTTGAACCACCTCATGCAACATGCCTGGAATGTTCGCCATGACGGCATCGTGTGGAACGGGGACGGAAACCCAATTTCCTTCCGTTCGCGTGATGACATGGTGAAGTATCTGGACTTCAACTGTTACCTGTTCCACCGCTGCAAGGATGGCTCACTCATGGAGCAGATCAGGGAATGGAAGCGGGTGGAGGCTGGCCTGAATGCGGAGGAGGAAAAACGCAAGGCGATGGCGGTGGAAACAAATGTTCCTAACTTCACCTCTAACGCTATCGAGATTCCAGCCGACGCTAACTTTACCGATTCGGCCCACATTTTCATCGTTACCTACCGCAAAGACGCCGAGTGGCTGGACTATTGCCTCCGTGCAATCCGCAAGTTCTGCACCGGGTTCTCCGGCATCACCGTCGCCTATCCGCATGCCGATTATCCGTTCTTCAAGAAGATGGTGGGCAAGTACGACATCATCCCGCACCTCTACGATGAGTCACCTGGCCGGGGCATGATCCAACACATGGCGATGATGGCGATGGCTGACACGATTGTTCCACATGGAACCAAGTTCGTGTTCCACCTGGATGCAGACTGCATCTACCACATCACGACCACGCCTGCTAACTACTTCATCGACGGCAAGCCGGTGATGCTCAAGCGCAGCTACGAGAGCCTGGTGGACGACAAGGGCATCATCTCCGACTGCGCCCAGTGGCGCGACCCCACCTCTCGCCAAATCGGGTTCGACCCGGAGTGGTACACGATGTGCCGTCATCCGAACATCTTCCCCATCGGCTTCTATAAGCAGTATCGTGAGCACATCGAGAAGCTGCACAAGAAGCCGTTCATGCGCTACTTCCTGGAGGGCAAGAACAGCTTCCCGCAGAACCGGATGGACTGGACAGCCATGGGAGCCTGGGCGCACAAGTTCATGCACGACCAGTTCCACTGGATTGACCTGAGCAAAGAGCCCCCGCCCGCCGACCGGCAGAAGACCTTCTGGTCACACAGCGGAGTCACCCCGGAAATCAAGGCTCAGATCGAGGCTTACCTGAACGTCTATGTGCCCAGTGAGGAAGATGTGGAGCGCATGGCCCAATGAAGATTACCAATGAGGGATTTGCGGTTCTGGAGCAGGACACCCACTTGAGCCGGTGGATTGAGGAACAGGGCAAGCTCTGCCATGATGAAGCCGTGCCTTTGTTTATCCTGCCACACATCAACAAGGGGGATACCGTCATCGACGCCGGGGCCGCGCTGGGTGACCACACCAGTGCCTATCTCAATGCGGTTACTTCCGATGGAATGGTGGTGGCCTTTGAGCCGAACAGAAAGCTCTACGACTGCCTGGTGTGGAATTGCCCCAGAGCGGTCTGCGTCCGCATGGCTCTGTGGGATAGCTGGACACTGATGGATATGGTGGAAGACCCCAACGCAGGAGCTGGCTACGTGATGCCGGGCGGGGAAGGCGAACTCTGCGGGGTTCCGCTGGACATGTTCCACTTCAACAGGGTGGACTTCATAAAAATGGACATCGAAGGCGCAGAGCCCAGAGCCCTCCAGGGAGCCGCGACGACCATTGCCAAGCACAGGCCCAAGATAGTGGTGGAGGTGAACAGGATTGCCCTGAGACGCCACAGGTTCGTGCCGGAGGACATCTTCAGGTTCTTCGAGCAGAACCGCTATTCGGTGGGGATGCTTCAACCCGACGCGCCCAACGTGTCGCCCGACCAGTACGACATTCTGGCCATCCCGAAGTGATCGCCGTCTCCTCATTCCGTCCGCACAAAGAGGACCCCGAGTATGCCCGCAACCAGATTCGGGCCGTCAAATCCTGGCGTAACGTCTTCCAGGAGGTTCACTACTTCGGAGAGCGGGAACCGGAGCTGGAGCTGGATTGCCTCAAGGTGAAGTTCACTGAGACGAAGGGGTTCCCCAGTATCTTCATGATGGCTTCGTATGCCGCCACATTGGATTCCCCGCTGGTCACCATCCTTAATTCCGACATCGTGCTGGGAGTCATGCTCCGTAGTGTGTTTGGCGTGATGCTGCACATGGGGTTACCAGCCGCCACCAGCTACCGCTACGAGTACGACCCGGCCAACCCGGATTACCCAGAGAACTACGTCAAGGCTGAGTCCAGGAACAAGCAAGACCGGGGTATGGACATCTTCATCGCCATGCCGCAAATCTGGGGCCTGGTGGCTAAGCATGTTCCTCCGTACTTGCGCATTGGTCACCAGACGTGGGATACGTGGGTCTGTGGCTATTTCTGTTCGCAACTGGGTTACGGGTTCCGTCAGTTCACTGAGCAGCGAGTGGTGTTCCACCCTCCTCATGGGGGTCGGAACACGCCTCACTCCCACGAGATTCGCAACGATGACCCCTGCTTCACCCTGGCCAAGCAGCCATCCCCCATGCCGCTATGAGTAAACGCATCGAAATCACCGGAGAGCAGTTGGAGAAGGTTCTCGGGCGTGAAGGACGAATCAAGCTGGAAGCACTCAATGAGGAGATGAGCGGGTTGGGCCGCCAGATCGCGCACGACCAGCAAGCCTGGCTGGACTCGTGCATGAAGGACATCCTGCCACCGCATCTCTACGAAGCCGCCCGGCGTCAGGAGAACCTGGAGGAGTTGTCTGCCTACGTGGCCAAAAACGGAATCCGCATCGTGTATCTACCCGACACCCTGCGCATGCGGGTGGAGTTGCGTGGGAGGATTTACGGTGAGTGGAAGGCCAATCTTACCGTGGACGGAGAGCCGGTAAACTTCACCCCACAGCCACCTCCTGAAAATAACGGTGTTGACAGTTCCTCTTTGCAAGAGTAGTCCTCGCATCAGATTGCAGAGTAGTGTGGCCTCCTAGAAAGCCACGGCTGAATAACGGTAAGGTATCTCAGCCAGCCGCAAGCAGTCTCCATAGGTCGTCCGACGTTCGCAAGAACGCAAAAAGTTAGGGAGTCTCGACCTCATCCCTGTTGGAAAACAACTATGCCAATTGTGGCATGGGATGAACGTAAACACTTTAACAAACGACCTTTATGGCATGTGATAATGTCACAGACATTCTCGTACGCGAGACAGGCAGGTTCGGGCCTGAGATTTACAACCGAGTCTTCAACCGTTCCCCTTGGGTAAAGCTCATCCAACGCGGCGTCTTTCCAGATGCCATGGGCCATACCCTCTCTGTTCTGACCTACGAACGGAGTGCTCCCACCACTGCTGAGCCTTCCTGGCTGGCAATGACCGTCAACGATGGTGACTTGTCCGAAGGTGGGCTGTGCTTGCCGCCTGCGACCCAGATTGGTATCGCGTCCACGACCCGTAACTACAACCTGGCTCGCCGGGTGTTGCAGGGTCCTGACTTCTGCGTGGAGAACATCCGCTTCTCCTTCCAGTTGCGCGACCAGTTGGAGTCCATCGTCCAAGTCCTGGCCGAGTACGCCATGATTGAGTGGGAAATCCGCGACCGGCATGAGTATCTGCGCCTGGTGAAGTGGAAAGTGACCGTCAACTCGACGCTCACCGAAACCGCCAACACCACCGCGCCGTTCTTCGGTGGATTACCTCCGACCAGCATCATGACCCAGGGCGTGCTCAACAAGTGGCGAGCCCGGCTCTTGCGGGATGGTGCGGTTCTCTCGGCCTTAGGCATGGAGAACGGGGCACCCATCATGACCCTCATCTGCTCGTTTGAGACATCGGAAGACCTGATCTTCAGGAACGCCGACATCCGGGACGACTTGCGATGGGGCAAGCCCAATGAGTTGCTCGCTCCGTTCGGGGTGACCCGCTCTTACCGTGGGTTCTACCACCTGATCGACAACTACCCGATGCGCGGCAGCGTGTCCGGTGGTGTCTGGACGGAAACTCCGGCCTTCACAGCCACGGCGGGTGGCTACCTGGGCGCGGCTGCGACCAAGGGCAACAAGACCGAAGTGGCGACTGCCTGGAACGTGGCACCTACCGAGGTGACGTTCATCTTCGATCCGATGGTGCTGGAACAGCAGATCCCGCAACCGCTGACCAACCCGCACCCGAAGTTCAAGTTCGACCCGGTGACCTACATGGGCGACTTCCGCATCAAGAACATCCCTGACCGTGTGTGTAACCCGGACGGGACGATTCTGTTCCACCGTGGCATCCTGGCGGCTGGCAGTAAGCCGGTTCACCCGGAGCGCGGAGTGGCGTTCCTGCATCTGCGTTGCGACCCGGCGCTTAACCTGGTTACGACCTGCTCGTAAACGAACCAACCACAACACTGAAATCATCGTAATATGCCTACACAATACGAGGGACTCAGCTACAACGACCCGACGATCTACGTGTGCCCAACCATTGCGGTTATGCGGTTGGTTCAAGGTCAGATCCCATCTCCCACCAGTGCGCTATCTGGTGATCCTCAGGCTTACCCGGTTGCCATCCTCCTTGGCAGCGGTGCGGCCTTTGACGGCATCGTGGATGGCGTGTTTGCCTGGGATGAAGTCAGCACGAGCGCCGACAACGGAACGACCGTGATCAAGCCCACCGCCATCGGTGCTGGCAATCCTGGCCGCTGGCGTTCAATCGTCTAGTCCCACCAAACCATCAACCGGCCCCAGGACCCAATGCTTGGGGCCGGTCCTTGGCTCTCTATGCCTAAAGAAATCAGGTTCCAACTACCAGAGGGTTTCAGTGTGCCGGAAGGCCATGGTGAAGGGGATCACATTGATGTCCTGGCCACGTTGGAGCTGGAGGCTGACGGGCGGGCCTGCCTGAAGGAGATTGATGGCCACGCCATGCCTGGCTACGACGAAGACGGGGACAAGCGTAGTTATCCGCAGGCTGCCGCCGATGAGTTCGACAAGATGAAGACGGCCCAGCAGGCTCAACCCACTCAGGGAGGATACTAAGTGCCATCCTGGTTCCCAGAGGGCAATACGGCGCTTCCCGCTGATAGCGCCCTGCGTTCCTTGGCCAAGAAGTGCGACCTGCTCTACCAATCTGTCGGGAACAAATCCAGTCCGTTCCCTGAAGGTTGTCTCCCGCTTCCAACTGACAACGAGAAGCGGTTAGAAGAAAAGATCAACATTCTACTCAGTCCATAACATGCCCAGCTTTTTCCCAGAGGGTAATACCGCACTCCCTACCGATAGCGAAATGCGGAGCCTATCCAAAATCGTGGACCTTCTGGGTGGCGGAGGAAGTGGGAGCGGCCTTGGCTCCGGGCTGGCCGGAGTCGGCTCACCGGAAGGAGTCGTAACGGCCCGACCGGGCCAGGTGTACACCGATACGTCCACGGGCGGTTTCTGGAACAAATTGACCGGAACAGGAAATACGGGCTGGCAGAACCTAATCGCATGAAAATTCTCGCTCCACTGCTTTCTTTGCTCGTCTGTCTTGGGTCGGCGATTGGTCAGGGCATCACCCGCAACTCAGTGACTACGAATGCTTGGCCAAAGGTATTTCCAGCCGCCAATGACGTGCTGCTCTGGGATGGTGTGAATAATCGGTGGACGAACGGCACCGCCAGCACGACTGCCACCAACGCCATCTCGGACATCAACGGTTCCTCCTCCAACCACCAGTTCATTGTCATCTGGAGTGCTGCGGAAACCAGCAATACCTTCGGCATCCAGACAGCCCAAGGAGCGGCAGGCGGAACCAACTTCTTCCACTTCCCCGTCGCCGACCTGACCCATTCCGGGATCTTGACCAGCAACAACTACGTCATCTTTTCAGGTTTGCAGTTCACCAATGCTGACCCGAGCCAGTTCTCCGTGGGCAACCGGACGCTCTACTTCATCTCCGGGGCGATGGCCACCAACCTGAACGCCAACGGACTGACCAACCGTGGGTTCACGCTGTTGCAGGGCAACACGATTGCTGGCACGAATGGGTGGACACAATTCGGTGATCCGGTGAACACGCAGCAGATTACCAACTATGACAACACATGGTTCTACGGAAGTGCCTTCGTGCAACCTAGCAGGATCTTCCAATTTTGGAACTCCTCAATAGCTTTGATAACGAATTCCACTCTTTTGGTTGGAGGATCTGATTTAACCACCAACACAATAAGGTTTAACTCACAGGGTTACATTGCTGATAGCGTTACTGATGCTTCGGAGGATTTAAGATACAGGCTCGGGAGCACCACTATTGGGTGGCATTCCAACGACGTTGTGCGGATGCGGGACCTTACCAACATAACGGTCAACCTGCTCACAAACCTAACCGTCAATCCGAACCAACTTGTGTCGGCTGGACAGCCGTTGACGATTATTGCCGGTGCAAAGCAGACGAACCTGACTAGCTATGGTTGGGAGACTTTCAATGGTCCATTTACCAATAGCTCGACATTTGTATTTAGTTCTCCAGGGGGATTTTTTGACATTGTTGATGCGCTCGACTTTTTTACTTTCTTTAACGGAATCAAAGTCACAAATAGCCTTGGCTTGTTCAAGATGCCACAGACCAATCGGGTGCTTTTCTTGGATGGATCTAACCACGTAACCAATGTGACAAGCCAAGCTGCTTCCACGGACCTAGTGTATGCGGACGGATCCGCCCATCCTCTGATTTCAGGGTATTCATTGACCAACACCGTTACCTATGGAAATACCGTAACATTTCCAGGAGTTCTCCCAATTCCTCGTGTGCTTAAACTTGATGGAGACGGGATTCTTTCGTCCGTTGTCAGTGCTGCTCCAAGTTCGGATTTCGTGCATGCGGACGGCTCAGTGGGTTCAGCCGGTGCGCCAAACATGAACACCAACACGGTGCTCGTGGGTTCTCAGCCTACCATCTCCCTGTGGAGCGGGACCGGGGTGAAGGTCTATGCCACCAACAATGGTGCCGCCTCCCGTATCGACTACACCTTCGATGGTGCCGTATCCCTGCCGACGAACCAGAACCAGTTCGTCAGCCTGGCCGGGGACAACACACTCAACATCAAGAATGGCGCTCTGCTCACCAATGTCATCGAGCGCGGCATCACAGAGCCGAACCTGACCGTGAGCCGGGTCGTGATGGTCAACCCTTCTGGCAACCTGACCAACGTGGTGGGAACGGCATCGGACTTCCTGAAAGTGGACGGCAGTAGCTCGGCTGGAACATCATTGGCGGCTGGAAATACGGCGGACATCCAGTTCAACCAGGGCAATTCGCTGGCTGGCACGAACCGTTTCACCTACGTGCGCAATGCCACCGATGGAGATGCGCTCGGGATTATGGTGGCAAAGGTGGCTGGCAACACCACGCCCGGCATTAAGATCAGCGATACGGGTAGCACCTTCGACCTGTATCTGCATCCTCGCGGCCTGACCACGACCAACGGCTCGCTCATCGCCAAAGCGGGCACCCTCAGTTGGGTTCTAGATTCAACAACCGGGTCGTGGGGACCGAATGGCACGGACGTATCCCAAGACCTGGGCGGGGTGACCACTCATGTCCGCACCAATTGGTCAGGAACGCTAGACGTGTCCAACATCGTCCAGCGCGGGTTCAAGATGGAGATTCCCCAGAAGCTATCGACAAACGGTGCTGCCATTTTCTCCTCGGTGGTCACCAACCTTATCGCCGATGGCGGTCTTGGGAACGTCTTCACGAACTTCAATATCTCGTTCGGCGGGATAACCAACGTCTATGCGACCAATCTCCAGGACCACCAGGAGATTAAGTTGCTCGTGTTCGTGGCCCCCGGCAGTTCAGTCGTGTTCCCACAGTTCACGGCGACCAACTTCCTGTCTGGCATGGTGGAAGCCCCGGATACGAATGTGGTGTCTGAGATTAAAATCTGGCGCACCGGGAACTTCACCAACCTGAGCGTTAAGACCCGTGAGTACACGCTCACGAACGGAACCTCGGTCACGTTCACGACCAACTACGTGGCTGGTGCGATTGCCATCAACAGTAGTGCTGGAGGTGGCGGGAGCGGCATCATCCAGATTCAGACCAACAACGCGATCATTGGCAATCAGACGAACATCAACTTCTTTGGCGACAACATGACGTTGAGTGCCACTAACAACTCAGCGTCGAACAAGGTGGACCTGCTGATCTCCTCAGTCGTGAGGCAGATCAGCATCTCTGGTTCAACAGCCTCCCAGCAGATCGATTTCAGCCTCGGCAACAGGTATGTCGTGACGAACATGCTGAACGTGAATCAGACCTACAATCTGACCAACTTTGCCGATGGCCGTCCGATGTTCCTGGAAGTGCCCGCCAATAACCTGGGCACCAACTTCGACATCACGGTATTTGTGGCGGCGGGTAGCTCGTCCACCAACATCAAGTGGCTGTCCAACACGAACCCGATTGGGAACATCACAG